TAAGAGTTTCTGTCGCAGTAATAAGAGATACTGTGCCTGTAAGGTCTGGAAGAGTAATCGTTCTATCTGCAGTTGGGTCTGTAGGAACAAGAAATGTCTGATTAGTATTACCAGTGAACTGAATACCATTTGTGTCTGAGTCAAATGAAACACCTGATGAAAAAGTACCAGATGTTGCTCCTAATAAATCGTAGAGTTCCGTGAAGTTCTCATTAATCTTTTGCGCACCCGCACGAAGTGTATCACCTGTGCCGTCGTTCGCAGAACTTCCCTTATTTAACGTTTGCTTTGCCATTTATAATATCCTAATTCTTTATTCTATTTATATACTTTTTTAACTCAAATGACCAAGATTTAATAAATATTGGTCGGAATCTGAACTATAAAATACGTGTCTATCTTGGTCTAATGTCTCGAAAGTGAATTCATTTGAAAGGTCAATACTTGAATCATCAAAGGTTGGTGATGATGCAATCTGTGCCTCTCGTAAATTCCCATATTGGTCTTGTATTTGTTTTAGAGTTACACCACTCGTTCCGTCAAACGACATACTTACAATCTCTGGTCTTATCCTACTGAGTATTCCGTCTGAGTCTGTACCAACATCGTTTACAAGAGAGGTGTTGTCAATGGATGCGAATGTCGCGAAAGATGCCTGACTGTGAACCGCGAATGGTGGTGGCGGTTCTATTGTTACATCAGGTGCTATTATAGAATCTAATACCGAACTTACTATTTGTATTTCTGAACCCAAAAAAGTTCCGGCAGGATGAACGAATAATTTATATGCGTCTCTCCAAGTACTTTCTCCGATACTAATCTTTATAAGTATCGCGTGTTTCTGATACAATTTATTATTAGTAATAAACTTTTGACTTTCAGAACCTATATGATCACCTACATTAAATACATTATTTTTTGTATATACGACATCAGGGTCTACACCAAAGAATGTTCTAAAGAATTGTTGTATAGAATACTTCGTTCCTTTTGACCTGAATAATGTATTAGAGTATTTTGATGCTGCACGTTTGTCTTGGAAACCTTCAAAGAAAGACTGACCCAATAATAACTCGTCTTCAATAAAAGAAAGGAGACTTAAATCAGTCTGTGTTATATCTCTACTGATAAATAATTCGTCTACTAGTCTAGAAGGTGAGTCAGATGAATTTTCAAACTCATAATATTCTTCAAGTAATGTAATTAACTTAGGATACTCTTCACGGAAAAACTCTGGTAGAATTTCCTTTACCTCATAACGAGGGAAAACGAGTTCCCTTCTATTATAATCTGTAAGAGTGTTATCCTTATTATTTGCCATTAGTTGATAACACCGTCAGCAACATTTACAACCCTAGTGAAAGACTTATCTCCATCTAATTCTATAATATCATTTCTTAGAGGTGCTATAGCACTTTGGTTTGCGGGAACAACACTTACTTTAACAAAAGAATTTGCTCCAACGACATCATCTACTTGAAGACCTACTATATTTACAATGTCTCCTGAATAATCTCCAACATTATCTACAACAACAGTTGATGATACAGTATCAAATACTTCAAGTTGATTTGTATTTAATTTATTTCTTAAAAAACAAGAATTACCATTAAACTTAAATAAAGATGAAGTAACTCTATAGTTAACATCATCAGTAGAAGCGATACCAGCAGCATATCTAAGTTTATGATTTTCTAAAACAGTGAGGGTAGGTGTGAAACGTCTTTGCATTTTTATATTTTGTCTTGAAGATAATACAGATTTACTAGTAGCATCAACAAGAGTTAATACATTTGACCTACGGAAAGATTGTCCAAACTTACCTGTATTGGTCGCGAAGTAGGATTCTATAGCAGTGTTAACATCACCTTGTATTTGATTCCTTGATAATGTTGTAAGGTTTTCACTGAACTGGAAGAAAGTAGTTACTTCAATAAAGGTTTTTATAGGGTCTTCAAATTTAACATTAAAAGAAGCAACAGACAACTCATCTGAAAGTTGTAGTATTTCGTCTTTAATTCTTTGTTGTACTGATGATTCAACATCACCATTGAAAAGAATAGACACAAATACCACGCCATATTCTGGTTCGAGCGCATCTTCTCCGCCAAAGGATTGTATGTCTGATATGAATGATGAATAGTTCTTGAGTATCAATGCAGAGTAATCCGATGCAGTAACCATTCTGTTTTGTGATGCATACTGGAAAGGTGCATTTGTACGGATACTTTCTATACTTTCTTTTGAGTTACCACCTACCGAAGAAGAAACTGTAGAAACTGTAACAGGATAGTTTACGTTTGAACCATTTATAGTCAGAGTGATTGAATTACTAGGAGTAAATACTTTTGCTCCATTCGCAAGAGCACCTGCGGTAGAAAGATATTCTACTTCTATCTTAGCACCTGCGATTGGTGCTTTACCGAGAGTAACACCATTACCAAATGATAACTCAAAGAAACCATTCGGTGATTCTCTTAGTATATAGATTGTAGAGTTTTCATTTATAACACTTGCCTTTACTATATCAGAAAATGTAGTGAACGCACTTGTAGATGGTGTATCATACACTCTTACGATTACACTTGATATGTCAAGATTTTTATCAGGTATTACATATGTTGTATTATTTATTGCTGGTAGAGCAATAAAAGTTTTGAAACGTTCTATACCTTCTTTTATTAGTATATTTGATTCTCCTGAAAGGTCAGTAAAAGAAAAGTTACCGTCTCCATCATTAGTTGCTGTTATAGAATCTGTTGTTTGAAACTTATAAACTATGTCATCAACGGTTGAAGTAAATTTAAAGTTTTCGCTTATATCTATTTTACTTGGCGCACCTGATACACCTGTTAAATTTAAGGATAAGTTTACTGCTGCTTGTGATGCGTTTCTTGAATTAGGAACATACCCTATACCTTCAGCAAGAGATACAACGGAACTTCTAAGTTGAGCAGTGCTTAAAAATGATTCATTTAATGCGAAGTTTGCGGTCAAAGCATTATAATGTGTGTTGTAAGCAAGTACATCTAATATGCTTGATAATCCAGATGCTTGAAAGTTATAACTATTAAACTCTCCGGAGTTTTCTAGTGATGCTTTAAGACTATTTTTAATCGCATTAAAATCTAGTGCTGTTGAATTAATTGTTGTTGCCATGTTATCTTAACCTTGCGAGATTTGTAGTGAACTGAACCACCTCTGAAGTACTTTTTATTTCAAATGTTATTGTTACATCAATAGTATTTTTATATCCCTCTACTGAATTTACGATAACATCAACTATTTCTGCTCTTGGTTCAAACCTTCTTATGTTAGTTACAATTTTATCTTTTATAATAGTGTCGTCGCCATAGTCTGCCAACTCAAATAAACTACTCCTTATATCAGCACCATAGTTTGGTCTAAAAGGTTTCTCAAGTTGGTTTGTCATAATAAGATTTTTTATAGATTGCTTTACTGCTGCCGCATCAAGTTTTTTGAATACATCTCCTGTTGTAGTTTTAACAGCAAGTGTAAGGTCTATATCCTTATACCTGCGTGTTCTACTTACAGAAACTGAATTGGTTCCTAAGTCTGCGTCTTCTTGTGCAAATGCTCTTCTTGTCATACGTTTATTTATATGTTTTTGTTAAGGTTTTTTACTTATTTCTAACTATTATCTGGTGTTGTTGCGGTTTCTTCTGGTTCTTTTGGTAATATTTCAACTAATTCTTTTTTCTGGAACACTTCGTTGTTGAAAACTGTAAAGATTTTACGACCAAACTCTTTATCTGGTACATCAAAGTCTTCAGGAACTGCTGGCATAAGAATCCCTATCTGAGCAGTAAGACTTCCGTCAGCATTATAGTCATCATAATCTAAGTACATCTCATCAAACTTAAGGTGATCATTCCAAAATTCTGCTACATCAAAAGTTTTCTCAAAATCTATTTTACCATTAGTTCCTATGACTTGATAATAGACTAATCGACCAAATGCCTTTGCTGCCATTATACTACTCCCTGAATCATTAGGAAGTCTGTTATAAAGTCCTTCGCTTACAATAAGTCGAACGTCATTAAACCTATATGTGTTTCCGTTAATTAAATCCATCGCGCGTGCATGTAAGGTTAGATTACGAGCAATCTCTCTCCTTTGGTCTTCAAACTTAACGTGACGAAAAGAAGTTTTATCTCCTCTTGCCCCAAGAAACTTAGCAATAGTTATCCCTCTCGCTAACTTAGTATAAGAAGTGATTACCTGTTGTGCTTCGGGATTATATATTAAACTCGGTGTTACTATCATTTTCTAAACTTCTTTCCTTTATTTTCAATCGAGTTACCTATAGGAGTATAACCATATTTAGAATTACTCTTTCCTTGTTCTACAGTTCTTCCTGATAAATTTCCTGGAGGTATAGGGTTTATGAAACCTGAGTTTAACTTACCTTCAGCAACAAGTAGTGTTGCGACCTCACTTGGTTTACCTTTCCCTGCGTTTCTGTTTGCGGGGTTTCTGAATGCGGAACGTATCTCTGAGATATTTGGGGCACTTCTAAAGACTGCGAAAGAACCATTTCTATAGTGTTCTCTTCCCTTGAAATCTTTTCTTACATGGTCTCCAGCATCTACCTTAACAAACTGTTTAGGTTTACCTATAAGATTTAATGGTGTAGAAGTAGTCTCTACATTATCACCTCGGATTACAGCAGCAATATCAGGTGCCTCTACAGTAATATGTCCTCCTTCTGTTTCTTGAGGGAAAGATGATAACATATCGGAAACTGCTAAAATTCCTGTTACCGCATTCGCTGCTGTTTGTATTACTAATGCTGGACCAGGAGGTGGTCCTCCAAGTGCTGTTGCTGCAACAGCATGGTCTGACCGAGTAGAATAAGTTGCTATCAAAGC